GCCCTGGCGCTGCCGCTGCAGTTCCACAAGCTCCGCGTTCTGCCGCTTCAGCTTCTGGAACTGCTTGTACTGCTCTACGCTCATACCGGCCTCATCGGCGGCGCCGGCCCAGTAGGCGTCATCCTCTTCGATCGCCTTCCGGAGCTTTCCCAGGTCCCCGTCTTCGATGTTGTAGCGTCCCATGAGGATCCGCAGGACCGATTGGCTCTTGGCGTTCTGCTCCCGCAGATCCTCGGTCTCCTTGAAGCGTTGGTTGATGAGGTGCTGGGTGTCCTCGGTGTATAGGTCCTTGTACTCGCCCTCCATCAAATCCCGGTAGGCCTTCCGGCGCTCGTCCGGGGTTTTGGCTTCCGCGGTGTCCTTGGTGATGTCAGTACCATCCCCGGCGACGGAATGGCTATCCCCGGCGCTCTGTCCATCCGTCTGCGACTCTGCCGCATTACGGATGGGGCGTTCCCCTTGCGGGGACTGCCTGCCGTAGAGGATATGCGCTGTGGTCCCGCCCGACTGGGCAGCCGTTTGCGGCTTTGCCGCATTACGGATGCCGCGTACCCCTTGCGGGTGATTTCCCTTCCCGGCGACGGAAGGGGCTGCCTGGGTCCCGCCCGTGGCGCCGCTCGCACCTCCGTCACCGCCGCCAACGGCGGCTCCGCCGTCAAAACGGGAGAGGTCGAAGAGCAGCTTTTGCTTGTCCAGCATAGAGTTTCCTCCTTTTCCGCGATCATAACGCTATCGTGTACGGCCCTCTTTTGATTCCGCTCCGGTGGACACCAGGGGAGTTTGACGCTCCCCCGGCCTCCGCCCGGCAGCGTGGAACGTTGTCACGCTCCGCGCTTCTAAGGAGGACACCATGAGCGTATCACAGCCTCCACGAAAAAGCGCCGGGAGAATCCCAAAATTTTTGAAAAAATGGATCCGCTTTTACGTTCACCCGGTCCGGGTGGGTGGTATGGAGCGCGGCTGCGCCGCAGTATGCGCTCTGGAAGAGGGTCTTAACCGGCCCCCGCCCCCGCGCACTCACTGCGGCGTATCCGTCTCCCGCGTCCACGTGGACGCTCTCCCGATCGATGCCCGGGAGCATTTCGAGGGAGAGAGCCAGTGTGCTGGTCAGCATAGATACCGCGGCGCACACCTTTACGCCCTCGCCGTCATCGGTCTCCGCCGTCGTGGTGGCGTGCCCTTTGGCCTCCAGGCGGTACTTTTGCCCCTGTTTGATGCAGATGATCTCTATCACGTCGTCGTCGCAACCTCCATATCCTTCGCTCCGCCGCATCGTCCTCGCAAAGTCCATTTCGCTCATGACCGCCTGCGGCGGTCTCTCGCTCCATTTCCTTGCTCGTCCTCCCCCACCAAGGGGCAAGCCCTTGGTGGGGCCCCGGTTTGCCTTGCGGCTTTGCGGGGACCCCTCATTTCCCATCCATATCCGGGACGCTCCGCTTGGCGAGGCGTTCCCCGTAGCTCGTCATGGGCGTTTGCGCCGCCATGACGCCGCTGGTAAGGGCGTCTGCGCCGCCCGACGCAGAGGCGCTGGTCGCCGTCGCACCTGCAGATGTCTTCCCACCCTGTT